GTCCTACTCCGTGCGACCTCTCGCTTATCAAGGCGAGACGGGTGGCAGCACGAGTGCGAGCACGGGAGCGACAGCGGAGAAAGAACCGCAGCAAGAAGGTGAGAGGGCCGTACAAGAGGCGAAAGCATAGTGGGACGAAAAAGCCTTTACACGCCAGAGCTCGGAGCGCGCATCTGTGAGCTGATAGCCCACGGCAACTCACTCGTGTCGATCTGTAAGCCAGCCGACATGCCTGACTATTCAACGGTCGCTCGCTGGATCAACAGCAACGAGCCCTTCCGCGAGATGTACGTACGCGCCAGAGAGGACCAGGCGGACTTCCTGGCGGACGAGATCGTGCAGATCGCGGACGACGGGCAGAACGACACCTACGTTGACGCGAAGGGCAAGACCCGGACCGACTGGGATGTCATAGGGCGCTCGAAGCTGCGCGTTGACGCACGCAAGTGGATCGCGGCGAAGCTCAGGCCCCGCAAGTGGGGAGAGTCCACGCGGCACGAGGTGAGCGGGCCAGAGGGCGGCGCTGTCCCCGTTGAGTGGAGGACCCTGGTCAAGAGTGCGGCGGAGCGCGAGAAGCAGAAGGGGTGACGACCGCCTGGCCCTCAGAGGTGGACGAGGATCGTTGCTTCCGTGCCGGCCTTGCCGATCCCCTGTGGTGGATCAAGAACGTCCTTGGTGACGAGCCGTGGGCGGCACAGGCCGAGATTCTCGAGGCGGTGCGGGACCATCGTGCGGTCGCGGTCAAGTCCTGCAACGCAGCGGGCAAGTCATGGCTCGCGAGTAGGGCGGCACTGTGGTGGCTGTATCGGAGACCCTCTTCGATCGTCATCACCACGGCGCCGACCGACCGCCAGGTGCGGACGATCCTGTGGAAGGAAATCCGCACGGCGCACATCGGCGCGCTGTGCGATCTCGGCGGGGACCTACTCCAGCAGGAGCTCAAGCTCGCGCCGAACTGGTTCGCGATCGGCTTTACGGCACCCGAGAACGACCCGTCTCGCTTTCAGGGCTTCCATGAGGAGAACATCCTCGTCATCATCGACGAAGCCTGCGGCGTGTCTCTGGACATCTATGCAGCCATCGGGGGCATCCTGGCCGGCGGGAACGCACGCCTGCTCGAGATCGGGAACCCGACCGACCCGACTGGCCCCTTCGGCGACAGCTTCCGCAGCTCGAAGGTGCAGAAGTTCACCATCTCGGCCTTCGACACGCCGAACTTCACGACCCTCGGGATCACCGCAGAGGACATCGCAAGCGGTGCCTGGTCGGACAAGATCAAGGGCGACCTGCCCAAGCCGATGCTCATCACTCCCGAGTGGGTAGCTGAGGCGCACGCACGCTGGGGGCCGGACTCTCCGTTCTACAAGGCCCGCGTCCTCGCTGAGTTCCCGGCAGAGAGTGCCGACACGCTGATCCCACTGGCGCACATCGAAGCGGCGCAGCGCAGGGAGCTCAAGCACTCGAGCCCGAATGTGCTGGGCGTAGACGTTGCCCGGTACGGCGGGGACGAGACGGTTCTCTATCACCGCCGAGGACCCGTGGCGCGGCTTCATGGCCGAGGCCAGAAGCAAGACACGATGCAGACCACGGGGCAGGTCATCGCGGCCCTGACGAAAACCGGGGCAGAGCACGCCTACGTAGACGCTGACGGGCTGGGTGCGGGTGTGGTCGATCGCATGGTCGAGCTCAAGCGTCCCGTTGTCGCGATCCACGGAGGCACGACACCGCTGGACCGAGAGCGCTTCTTGAACGCAAGAGCCGAGTGGTACTGGGCCCTGCGCGAGCGCTTCGAGCAGGGCGACATAGACATCGACTCGCAGGATCTCGTGCTCGCAGCCCAGCTCAGCTCGCTGCGTTGGAAGCTAGACAGCCGGGGCCGTGTGGTCATCGAAAGCAAGGACGACATGAAGCGACGGGGGCTCACCAGTCCAGACCGGGCTGACGCTCTCGCCTATGCCTTCGCTCAGGTGGGCAGGCTGCCGGGCGACCACGGAATTACCATCTAATGCTAGGCATCTGCTTCCACTACGACGAGGTCTGTCACGACCACATCCCTCCGGTGAACCCGCAGGCGTGGTATCGGCTCTGCGAGAACTGGCAGGTCGACCTGCTCATCATGATCGACTCGACCGAGAAGGGCGGGCTCCACTGGCTCGAGAACCACGTCCCGCAGCAGCCATACAAGATGCCGGTGGTGCGGTACACCTCGCTCAAGGACGCGATGGACGAGCAGAGGAATCACTGGGTCCTGCTCGAGCAGAAGAAGATGCAGCCGACGCGGAGCCAGATCCCAGCGGTGCAGCTCCCGCTCTACGATCATCCCGAGGACGCCATCTACTGCTTCGGCGGGGACATGAGCGCGGGGATCAGAGGCGTGACCTACGAGAACTGCGACTGGGTCTACCTACCCATCAACATCGAAGCCTTCGCGGTGCAGGTGGCATCAGCGGCGCTCTACGACCGCCATGTGAAGGGCCGCAAGGACAATAAACTACACCGACTGGAGGGGGAGAAGATGGACCTTCGCAAGAAGCTCAACGAGGCCCTCCATCGGGAAACCCTCCTCAAGCGCAAGCTGGCGGTCTAATGCGCCGCGTATTCCTGGCGGTCCTGATCGCCCTGGCGCTGTTCGGCTACACGCGGATAGCTGAGTCGGCTGAGCAGCTCATCGTCAAGCTCGAGATGCAGCAGTCTGTGTTCCTGTACCTAGACGAGGTGTGGCAGGAGAAGATGGTCGAGCTCGCGCTTGAGGGTGCGCAGGACCTCGTCGGTGCCTATGCCGAGGCAGCGGGCTGCACGGTCGGCCACCGCTACAGGTATATCCCCTACATGGCCATGAGCTGCCCGGACGGTGCGCGTGCTCAGGTCGCAGTCACGAGCGGGGTGAGCTCCGTCACAGATGATGCTGTGGCGTCTCTGCACCAGGCGGGGCCTCAACTGGGTGACACGATCCCGCTGATCGGCGCCGCGGCGCTTCACGGGATCAACGTGCTTGGCCAAGGGCAGGCCATCGCGGTGCTCGACACTGGCGTTGAGTCCACTCACCCCGCTTTCAATGGCAACCGCGTAGTCCACGAGGGCTGCTTCGCGATCAATGGCGATTGCCCGGACGGCACGGCGAAGATGATCGGCCCCGGCGCGGGTGCACCCTGCACGTTCGCGAGTGCTTGTTTCCACGGAACCCATGTGGCGGGCATCGTCGGAGCGAATGAGCCGGACCTGAAGGGCACGGCCCCCGCTGCGGACATCATCGCGGTCAGGGTCTTCACAAATAACAGCGGCAACGCTTCGGCCTTCTTCTCGGACATCATCCAGGCATACGAGCACCTGATCGACCTCGTAGGGCAGGGCGTGCCTGTGCGGGCTGCGAATATGTCCCTCGGCACAGGCCCCCGGGTCTTCCCCTGCGACGAGGAGTTCCCTGCGCTAAAGGCCATCATCGACGTGGCTCTTGAGAACGGGATCGCCTCGGCGGTGAGCTCGGGGAACGGCTCGAACACAGAGGGGCTTTCGTCGCCCTCGTGCCTGAGCAACACGATCTCAGTGGGCTGCACGGACAAGAACGACAGCGTGTGCTCGTTCTCGAACAGCGCCCTTGGGCTCGACGTCTGGGCGCCTGGCCTGTCCGTCTTCTCCTCGGACCTGGACGGTGGGCACTCGAGCCGCTCGGGGACCTCGATGAGTGCGCCTCATGTAGCCGGCAGCTTCGCACTGATCTATGCCGGCGCTGGGCCTACCTCGATACAGCAAGCGATCAACGCCCTGAAAGAAACAGGGCAGCCTGTGACCGACTCGCGCAACGGCGTCACCGTCAACCGGATCAGGGTCAGCGAAGCCGTGGCGGCACTGCCTCCGGGCAGCGAGTGCGGCGACAACGTAAGGGAAGGCCCCGAGCAGTGCGACGGCACGGACGACGAGATATGCCCGGGCGAGTGCTTGGCGGACTGCACCTGTGACCGTGCGGGCTGTCCGCCTTGCCCGGACCCGCCATTGTGCGACTCCTGCTGTAGCGATCCACCTCCGTGTGCGGCCTGTGACTCATGCTGTCCCGAGTGCCCCGACTGCCCGATCCCACCCTGTCCGCCTGTGTGCTCTGACTCGGACGGGGACGGCCATGCGAACGACAACGACAAGTGCCCATTCACCCCGCCTGGCTTGGCCGTGGACGAGCTCGGCTGCTCACAGCGGGAGTTCTGCGAGCGCATCGACGCGCGGTCGAGGGTCGGGGCCAGGGCGTGCAAGCGCGCCGACTGGAAGAACGACCAGCCGCTCAGGGGCAAGACGTTCGAGTGCCGCTTCGACAACAAGAAGACCTTCATCAACCGCAGGGACGATGAGTGCCTGAAGGGCGTCCGGTGATGGGCCGTGGCCAGTAGCTTTGTCCAGGTCGCAGCCGACGATGTAGGCAAGAAGCTCCAGACCTGGGTTATCGACACAGACAAGCACCTCGAGATTATGGTGCTGGGCGGCGACGGGGTTGCGGCCCTGGCTCATGTGCTCAACGTCGATCCTGCTGTCACGGCCTACGCGCTGCCGACCCGGCCTATCCCGTTCGGGGCCGTCTCGAGCTTCCGCAAGCGGTACACGACGGCGCTCGGAGATGAC